ATCCCGAAAGATGGAAATCATATCAAAGAGATGGCTATTATAGGGATAAAGGAGGATCAGTAATGTTACCTATTATAGTAATTAAAAGAGATACTATTACAAAAGATAGAAGCACATATAATAAATTAGATTCTAATTCCCCCAATTTATATGGTACATTCCAAAAAGATTTTAATCCAAAAAACACATACAATAATTTTAATTTATTAAATAATAGAATCCCTACTACACAATTTAATACTGTAGTGGTTCCTGACTATCTAGATATTACATATAGTTGTATTATTCAAACATATTATATGGAACAACTAAATAAAATAATTGAATCAGTAGAATATGCTTCAGATTCCTATTGGGGTAATCCTGAAAGATTTAAATTTAATGCCCGAGTAAATTCTTTTTCTACAGCCGCTGAAGTAACAGCAGGGCAAGATAGGTTAGTTAAAAGTAATTTTGATATTAATTTAAGAGGTTATATCGTTCCCGATGTAATGCAAAAAGATTTAAATGCAATTAAAAAATTAAATTCTAAATCAAAAATTACAATTACAACCGAAACCACAGGAAATATTAATGATATTCCGTGATAATTTAAAAAAAGGTTTTTATATTATAGTTCAATGAAAGTTTTATTTATAGCACCACATCTAAGTACTGGAGGAATGCCTGCGTTTTTACTAAAACGAATACAGGCACTACAACAATATAGTAACTTTGAAATTTATGTAATTGAATGGAAATGTTATAGCATGGAATATGTTGTACAAAGAAAACAAATACAAAAATTAGTTGGTAAAAACTTTTATAGCTTTTCAGGTAATGATGAAGCTAAAAAATCCATCACTAATTTTTGTTATGAAAAAAATATTAATATAATCCATATAGAAGAAATTCCAGAGGGATTTGATAGTGGAAATTTATTTGATCCTGAAATACAAAAGGAGTTATATGATTCTTCTCACCCTTGGAAAGTTATAGAAACATGTCATAATATTTATTTTAACCCTAAAGAAAATAAATTACATGAACCCAATGGATATGCCTGTGTTACACCTTACCATATAAAAAATACCTTTAAAGACCAAAATGCTAAAAAATCTTTAATATCATTTCCTATAGACCCTAGTATTCAATCTTCTAAATCTAAAGAAGAGTTTTTAGATAAAATAGGGTATAGACGCAAAGGAGAATTTCATATAATTAATATAGGACTATGGACCTCAGGAAAAAATCAAGGTTATGCTTTAGACATAGCAAAAAGGCTATATGATAAGTATGGGTTTACTTATATATTCCATTTTATAGGAAATCAAGCTCCAAATTTTAAAGATTATTGGGAACCATTAATGGAAAGTATTCCACCTAATGTTATAGTTTGGGGAGAAAAAGATAATACTAAAGATTATTTTAAATTAGCTGACTTAATGTTATTTACTTCTACTTGGGAATGTAATCCCATTGTATTAAAAGAAGCTATTTCTAACAATATTAAAATAATGGCTAACAATTTAGACCATTATGGGGAAGAATACACCCCTTTTATTTCAGAATTAACAGGAGATTCTTTTACTGATGCTTATAATTTAGTAGATATTATTCATTCACCTATTAAATATAGCGATTATGATATAGATAATAATATGCAAACTTTTGCAGATAATCATATTAAATTTTATACCTCTTTATTAGATGAAAAATAAAATAATAATTTCTTTTAATTATGAACCTAAAGTAGAAATTAAGGGGGAAGAATCTAAAGAATACCTAATTGAATTTATTAATAGTAAGACAAATGTAACAGAACATTCTACCACTATTAAAAATAATATGTGGGCTAAATGCAATAAAAGATGGTATATACCCTGGGATATTAAAATAAATGGGAATATAGTTTACAAATGGGATATTAAAAACCAAAACATTAAAATTAATTTAGATTCCAGGTCAATAGGAGATACTTTAGCATGGGTTCCTCAAGTTGTAGAATTTGCTAAAAAATATGAATGTAATGTTACTTTATCTACTTTTCATAACCATTTTTTCCAAAACATACCAGAATATAAAAATATTACTTTTATTAATCCTGAAGAGTATGGGGAATATTATGCATGTTATAAGTTAGGATGGTTTATGACTAACGGGAAATGGGATGAAGGAAATTACCACCCAACTTCCCCAAATACAATCCCCCTAATTCAATCAGCTACTGATATTTTAGGCTTACCTTATAAAGAAATAAATTATGGGGTTAATATTAAACCTAAAAAAAGACCAATTAAAGATAAATACATTTGTATTGCTCCCCATTCAACAGCAGCTTTAAAGGAGTGGCCTTATCATTATTGGGAAGAATTAGCTTTAATGTTAAATAAAAAAGGATATAAATTAGTTGATATATCTTATGAAGACCGCAATAAAAATAATATTATCAATATGCCAAAATTAAATTGGACAGATACTTTTAATTATTTATACCATGCGGAATATTTTATAGGTTTAGGCTCAGGAATATCTTGGTTTAACTGGGCAATGAATAAACCTACATTAATGATAAATAATTTTTTACCTTATGGGTATGAATTTACTCGTGGTTTAACTAAAGTAGAAGATTATTCCGTATGTAATAATTGTTGGGTTGATCCAAGAGTTCAATTTGATAAAGGGGACTGGGATTGGTGTCCTAGACATCCTAATACTAACTCTCAACACATCTGTCATAAAAATATAAAACCAAATAGAGTTTATAAAGTAATCTCAAAATTATTAGAATTTAAATAATTTTATTCATATTTATAATAAAGTAAAAACAAATCAATGAAAAGGTTATCACAAGAAGAATTAAAAAAATTACAAGATTTTCAACAACAAGGTAATAATATTATCTATTCTATAGGGGAATTAACACTACAGAAAGAAAGTTTAGTAGAACAGTATAAATTATTATCTTCTCAACAAAGTGAATTAGGTAGTAGTTTAAGTAAAAAATATGGAGATGGAAAAATCAATTTAAATACTGGAGAAATTACCTTACCAGAAAAAGAAGATTTATCATCCCCCAATTAGTTCCTAGTTTTTTGAGGAACCCTTTAATATTTATAAATAAATATAATAAAATAAACATTATAAAATGGCAGAAACATTAATTTCACCTGGTGTGTTGGCTCGCGAAAACGATCAATCTTTTATCCAAGGTCAACCAATAGAAGCAGGAGCTGCTATCGTAGGACCTGCTGCTAGAGGCCCTGTAGGTATCCCTACTTTAGTAACCTCATTTAGCGAATATCAAGCAATTTTCGGTGGCGCAATCACTAGCGGATCATCAGAATACACTTATTTGTCTTCAATTTCAGCTAACAATTATTTTTCTCAAGGAGGAAAATCATTATTAGTAACTAGAGTATCAAAAGGAGCATTTACAGATGCTACATCTTCTGATTTATACAATTTAGTTGAAACTGGAAATCTATCTTTAAAAAAACTTTCAGTTAGTGGAGGTAATGAAGGAGTAGCCAATCCCTACAATAATATCCCTTTAACAGGATCTCTTGTAGGTATAGATGCTACTGCTAATATAGTAAAAGGAATTGGACAAGGAATTTTATCAAATGTAGCAGATGCTTTATTAGCTTCTATTACCACAGATTCCGCAGGAGTTGCCGATAATACTTATCCAAACGTCCCTACTACTACTAATGGTACAGGTTCAGGAGCTGTATTAGAAATAGCAGCTAATGGAACAATTACTGGAGTTAATGTAACAACTCAAGGAAGTGGTTATGCCGTTGATGATGAATTATACGTAACAGGAAGTGCTATAGGTTCATCTACTGATATAGTATTTAAATTAAGCCAAGGAAATGACTTCGAAGTAAAAGTAGATAGCTTTACAATTATATCGGCAGGATCAGGATACGCTGTTGGTGAAACAATTTCAGTTGGAAACGCATTAATAGGAGGAGGAAACGATATTTCTTATGTATTAACAGGGAATGATATTGTAAACGAAACTCCATTTGAATTAGCAACACTATCAGAGGGTGTTATTATGAATAACTCAGGTTCAGAAGTAGGAAATGGTGCTTTAGCTAGTGGATCTATAGATAATATTAGATGGGAAATAGCATCATCAAACTCAGGCTCTGGAACTTTTAGTTTAATTGTTCGTAGAGGTAATGATACTCAAAGAAATAAATCTATATTAGAAACTTGGGGTAATTTATCATTAGACCCAAAAGCTCCAAATTATATAGAAAAAGTAATTGGTAATACTAGTTATTCAATAATAACAGACGGTGCTGATTCTTATGTACAATCAACAGGAGAATATACTAATAAAAGTAAATACATAAGAGTAAAATCAGTAACAGCAAAAACACCAGATTATTTTGATAATGCTGGAGCAGCAAAATCAGAATTTACTACTAGTTTACCACAAGTAGGATCAGGCTCTTTTAATGGAGCTACTGGAGATTTATTTGGTGCTGATGCTAAATTTTACGATAAAATCACTTCAAGTGATATTCAAGGATTAGCTGCTACAGATTATAACACATCAATCTCCTTATTAAATAATAAAGACGATTACAAATTTAATTTATTAACAGCCCCAGGATTAAATCATTCTGACCACGGAGCACAAGTATCATCATTAGTTAATGTTGCAGAAGCTCGTCAAGATTGTATTGCTGTTGTAGATTTAGATGGATATGGCACAAACATTGCTACTATGCTTGAAAATTCTTCGGCATTTGATAGTTCATATGCTGCTACTTACTGGCCATGGTTACAAACCGTTGATCCAAATACAGCACAATCAGTATGGGTACCAGCTTCAGCAATGATTCCTGGTGTATATGCTTTTACAGATGCTTCAAGTGATGCATGGTTTGCACCTGCAGGATTAACAAGAGGAGCTCTTGGAAATGTAACTAAAGCAGAAAGAAAATTAACAACTTCAAATAGAGATTCATTATACGAAGCTAATATTAATCCAATTGCAACATTCCCAGGAAGTGGGGTTGTAGTATTTGGACAAAAAACGCTACAGAAACGAGCTAGCGCATTAGACCGTGTGAATGTACGTAGATTATTAATTGCCTTAAAAGGATATATATCGCAGGTGTCTGATAATTTAGTATTTGAACAAAACACAATTGCTACAAGAAATACTTTCTTAGCACAAGTGAACCCTTACTTAGAATCAGTACAACAAAGACAAGGATTGTACGCATTTAAAGTAGTAATGGATGATACTAATAATACTCCAGATGTAATAGATAGAAATCAATTAGTAGGTCAAATTTATTTGCAACCAACTAGAACAGCAGAATTTATTATGCTAGATTTCAACGTATTACCAACAGGAGCAGTATTTCCTGAATAAAAACTAAAAATTAGAATATTTATAATAAAATAAAAACATAAAATGGCAGTATTAGATCCTAACGAAATATTTTACAC